AACTCTTTTAAAAACATACAACTCCTTTATCTACATACTAATAATAAACTAAAATAAATTTTTTTCAAGGTAATTTATGATTAAAACAAGAGAAGATATTTGGATGCACCTCGATGAATTAAATTGGTCGAAAGTATTCATCATGTTTTCAGTTAAATACAAAAAAAAATTAAAAATTGTTGATATTGAAATTCAAAGCGTTATGCGTATTACTAAATGTGGGAAAAGTAATGTTGATTTGGAAGATGAAATTCGTAAGGAAAAACACTTCCTCACAGAACCAATCTATCAAGAATATGAATATTCAAATTGCAATTATAAAGTAGATGGAATGTTGACATGGAACAATGATTTGAAAAAGGTTTTTTTAACTGGGAAAACTACAAAGAAATTAATTGAACAATTTAAAAAAGAAATATGAATATATATTCATAAAGGAGCATACGATGAAATCTTTAATTTTGGCTTTGGTTATTTTTTTAGGCTTTAGTGGTGTTTCAGAGGCACAATTTATCGTTGTATATCCACAAGTAAGACACTACAACAACTATAATTATAACAATTATAGATACAACTACAACAACTATAATTATGGTTATAGATATAACAACTACAATTACAATTACAATTACAATTACAATTACAACAATAATTGGAACAGATATGTAACGCCAAGTGGATATATGCCATTCAATAATCCATATTTTCACATGGCAACACAAGGAATAGGTAGAAGCTGGTAAGTAAAATTACATCCCACAACCGCCAGAATGCTTTTCTTCCTCTTCCTTGTCGTGTTTGAACGCATGGAAAATATCAGAAATGTAAGCACGGGATACAGATATCTTGTACTCCATCCATTCTTCAAGTTGATCATCGGGAGTGAGCATTTGTAACATCATGCTCGCATCATTTATTATATCTTTCAAATTACGCATCAACATGTCATTACCATCATCTGAAACTTCATTTCTTAAAGTAGGAGAAGGTATAGATGTCGATGATTCACACATGTCAAAATATTCACTCTCACTTATAATGCCAGCTAAGTAAAATTTATAATTTGGATTATTTTTGTCTATCATGATTATTTGTCCTTTTGATAATAACGAGTATTTTATTTGTTTCAATCATTTCTTTTTTATTTCGAACTTACGGACAGAACCTTTTTCTTTGTCCTTAATTCCCATCTCATGTCCAGTTTGATAATCATCATTATTTCCAAACAACTTAAATTTTTTACCATTCAAAGCATCTGTGTATCCACTATAAAATGACTCTGATATAAGTGTTGTCATCGCACAAGGTTTTGCATATAATACATCATCAGTAGTCTTGCATAAACTGGTATTTTTAAATTGTTCCTTATCTTTCATAATTCTTGGAAATCCACTGTATTCACCTTCGAAATTCCTATGCCTGATTCTGCCGCATCCCGAAGTCACAAAAATAGCAACAACTAAAAACAACATAATCATTTTATTCATATTATCTCCTAGTCCATTAAAATTATATGATTATCATATATATGTATGGGAGAATATAAAATGAACGATGAGAAAAATTTTATAAATGTAAATCAACTGAAACAAGAATTAGAATCATATAAAAAGTTTGCATTCTCCAATAATCTAATTGCATTGGCTCTATCTCTAACTATGGCTAATGCTACAGAAAAAATAGTAAATAGCATTAGCGAAAATGTATTAATGCCAATTATAAATTACTTTGTTGATAATGCTGGAGAAAACTGGAGAAATCTTGTTTTTGTGCCAACCGCTGGTCTTGAATTTGAAATTGGATCAATGATGAATGGATTTTTAAAGTTCATATTCACTAGCATTATTGTCTATATCTTTTATACAAAGGTTTTTAAAAAAAATGCAAATATTTCAATGGATGAATAAACATATAATACCAAGAAAATTCGAAAAAATAAGAATAGGAAATAACAAAGATGGAGGATATGTTCTTCCTAAAAAATGTATCGATGAAGGTGATCTTTGTATTTCTTTTGGATTGGGAAATAATATTACTTACGAAAAAGATTTATTGAATAGGAATAAAAAAGTTATTGGATATGATATTGCATTAAAAACACGACACGCATGGGCAAGAAAAATGAAACTTGATACCTATGAAGAATTCGCAAACATACCAGAAGTACAACAATCTAATAAAATAGTTCTAAAGATAGATACCGAAGGTTCGGAATGGAATTTTTTTGAAACAATGAATATGCAACATTTTGAAGAAAAAATTTCTTGCTTTGCTTTTGAATTGCATCTCCATATGAATCCTAAAAAAACACCATTATCAGTTATGGAAAAGATGCTTGATACACATTATGTCGCTCATGTTCATGGGAATAATTATGGAAATTGTAAGGAACTAGTTCCAGTTGCATTGGAAATTACACTGGTAAATAAGAAATATTTTGACAACCCACCAATTGATATTCAAAAATATCCTATTAAAAATTTAGACTATGTAAACAAACCGGGACGCATAGAATTAGATTTGCCTTGGTTGCATAGTATTAAGCTGTTGTGATTGAACTTTGTTTGGCTGCATAGTATTAGGCTGTTGTGATTGACCTTTGCTTCGATATGACGCTAGTATAGGTATTTGTTGGCGAATAACCTGCCAATGTTTGGATACCCAATCTATGAATATTTTTTCAGCCCTTACAGGACCAACTTCACTTGTTGTTCCCGTTGTTTGCAACTCAATCTCATGAGTGCATTCGTGAACAATCGTACTGGCTATTTCAATTATAGCATCCAAAGTATCTCCGTGAGTTGCTAAATGCTTTTGAACATTTACACGAATTACATCTGATGGCTGTAATTGATTTACATCTATATCTGGAATGTATTTCTTGATAACAGCATTAGGAACTGTATTTAACTTTTGATTCATCATAATGTCAGAACCAAATTTCATTTTGATCTTGTTTGCAACAGAAGCCCCTACAATTTTTTTATTTTCTGCTGAACTATAAAGACCATAAGCACCTGATTGCAATAACGCAATGGTGCTTATATTTTTAAGTAACTTCTGACCTGTCAATCTATCGTAAAGTTGTACTAACTTTACTGAATATTTTGCACTTTTATATGCAGAATCAATTTGGGTCTCATCGACATTTTCTGTGCCAATGGTAGAACCTTGCTCATAAAACCATTTTGAAAAATTCATAATACCTTCCATGAAAGTATCTATGATTCAAAATGTTATTTTATTACTGAGGAATTTGAATTCCACCAGAAGATGCAACCACAATCCCACTGCCAAATTTGCTGTTGTATGCGTTTTTAATCTCATCGTCTGGCTCTCCATACGCAACAATATGAGACTTATTTATGGTCATTTTTTGATCTTTGGCAAAAGGTGCATATGGCATCATACCAACGCCTTCTCTTGAAATGGCAAAAATCATCGGATTCTTTAAAACAAAAGTATCATTATCAGAAGATAAAGTTTGTGCAAGAACATCTTCACCAGTAGAAATCTTTAAATATTCAATTTTCATAATGTATCTCCTTAGAAAGATTTAACTTAAAAGAATATAACACTTATGTTTCTAATTGTAAATCATTTATAATTTCTTTTGTTTCTTTTTCATGAGTTTGCATAACTTCTTTTTCGATTTCTGGCTTTCCTTTGATCAAATTGATAATTTCAGCCAAACCAACAAAAGGCAATGCAGCAATAATGCTAGAACCCGGAATCGGAGATAAAGTGCCTAGTAATGCCACTCCTATGATGATTTTAGCCATGTTCTTGCCATATTTGACTGATAGTCTCTCATAATGATTTTTGATTTTTTCAATGATTTTAGATGGCGAAATAAAGTCGGCAATCCCTTCCCTATAAAATTCATAAGGTTTGAAATTACTGACTATTTTCCATTCTGAATATGATAGCAACATGATTTATTTAGTTTTTTTTCTTATCTTTTCGATAAAAGATCTCATATTTTTTTCATTATAAACATGACCAAATAAATTGATTTCTGTCCAAACCTCAAACGATATACCAAGTTCTTTTGCTTTTATTTTAGCAGCATTGATTTTACATATGACAACTTCATCACTTAACCATTTCTCTGGTTTTACTTCGACTAATTTTTTTGATTCATCTTTATATTCTATTAAGATATCAATGATGTAGGAGGAGGTTATTTCTTTTATTGGATTAAAATATTCAACTTCAATTTTTTCTACAAAATAATTTTTTACAAAATCGTCTTCGTCTAATTTTAAATATGCTTTCTTCTCATAGGACGATCTATAAAATACTCTTCCAGCTTTTGAAGATTCATGCCAGCCACTCAAATGATGAAGTTTTGGATCAAAACCTTTTTTGTATTGTGCGACAGTAGCTTTTGAAATATTCTCTTTATGCTCTCTGGTGAACCCTCCAGTTTCTTCAAGCATTTTCTTTCTGCCTTCTGAAATATTTTGGCAATGCTCTTCAGAAAATTCTTTTCCCATGTGGGATTCAGACATTTTTTGTTTTGTTTCTTCGGAATGAACTTTTCCTAACATTCCATTAATGCAATGATTTTCGATAATATTTTTTGTTGCTCTGGCTATACCTTCTGGATTATTTTTCATGTAATTACTTAGTTTTTTCTTAAACTCTTCGCTACGCTTGATTCCAGTAAGACTCATGCGAATTTTTTCTTTTTGTTCTTCGCTAATTTCTTTTCCTAATTGAATGCAACTTTTACAAAGCTGTAAATACGGTTCTTGTAATGAACCATAATAATTGCGTTTTTTCATTTGACGGCAATGATTTCCATCGTGTTTTGGATGAGGACAATAAACATTAACAATTTCTTCTGTTTGTCGATTTTCTCCAACTTTGTTTACTGGATTGTTGTGATGCATATAACATTTTCTGCAGATAAAACTTTCGCCATCATTTTTTAATATGTTTCTTTTGGCTGGTTGCTTTCCAATGATAATAATTTCATCTTTTGGTTCGTGTTGTGGATGATCACAATTTATCTCAATCTTTTCTATATCTTTAAATGTTATATACTTAAATTTAAATTCTTCTATATTCATGTTAAACTCCTTGTGATTTCATTCTACACGAAATCTGTTTTTTAGTCAATCATAAAATTTTGATCTTTTTCTAAAAATTTTCTTTTAACAAAAAAAAAGAACCCAACTATCATTAGTTGGGTTCTTAAATTTTTACTATTTTTATAGAGAGTAAAAATTAAATAATAAAGTTAGCAATCGACATTCTTGCGTAGAATTTAGCACCTTCCCTTAACAATTTTTTTCCGTATCTTGTCAAAATACCTTTTCTGGGGCAAAAGCTCTCTGGATCGAGAACAACAGGTGTCTGAGTAAGAGGAACATAAGGGCAGTAGAAATATCCTGAGTCAAGATATGAATCGCCTTTATAGCCCATAAGGATTTGATTGCTTTGGAACAATGGATCTTTATATAATCTCCAACGATTGTTCACAGTTCCGACATACTGGATGCCAAGGGAGCTAGTGAATGTTTCGCTAGGAGCAGGAGCGAAACCAGCGGTTGCGGTTTCGAAGATCGAAGCAACTTCGGGAGATGTAACGATGAAGTTAGCACCACCACGAAGGGTCTTACGATGAATAACGGAGGAAATTTCAACGATCTTCACATAGAGAGATTCGTATTTTTCCTTGATGGTATCACCTAAGGAGGTGTTGAAGTCCCAAGCGGTTACAGTACCAGCATTTTGACGGAGGTCGGTGAGGACTTCACGATCAATTTCAAGATTAATTTCTTGAGCAAGAACTGCGGTCAATTCGGCTTCAGCGTCCAAGTTGTGTTGCGAACGAAGATCTTGTTGAGCTTCATAAGACCATACAGCCTTCAACTTACGGGTCTTGGCGGTAATATCTTCAGATTCAACAACGAGGTTGATTTCTGGAAGGTCTTGATTACATTCAAGATTAGATTCGTAGCTCATTACTACGCTATTTGCACCGGGATCGCTATCCCAAGTCAATGTCAATGCACCACTGGTCAAATCAATTGTGCCAGTAGATACAGCGGGTGAAGGTGAGCCAATTTCAGTTTTATTGAATGTGCCACCAGCACTAAAATTGAATGTATATACTGCTGTAGCACCATCATAGATAGTACCAGTAATAGTACCAGCCAAAATTGGTCCTCGTTCAAGTGTGAAGTTGGAAGTGGTATCGCCACCTGCATCTACTAGTCTCTCGTTTTGAACGAACTGGTGAGAATAGAAGATATCAAGGTTTGCAGTACCATCAGCCTTCTGCATCAAGGAGTTTGCGTCATCACCGGGGAAGCCGCCATTATTATCTGCACCACGGGTAGCACCCTTATTGGATGAATAGCGGAAGCGGAGATAATAAACAAGACCAGTAGGTCCAAGCAAAGGCTGGACGGATACGATCTTATTAGCGATCAACTGTGGGTAAATCCTACGAACCAATGGTATGGAGATTCGTTTGAATTGTGCGATGTCAGCGGTGTCGGTAGACACTTCGTTGATAAGGCGTTGGTTTTCGAGAAGAACTGCTGTGGCTGCACGAGTATTACGGTCTTCGATTCCATTGAGGAGACCAGTTTTAGCCCAGCGTCCTTCTAACTCTTTAGCTTCATTTAAAAATCTAGCATTAGCGTTCATATTAAAATTTCCTTTTACTGTTAGAATTTAGCTTTTACTTTGGTTTTTTCACACCTGAAAGAACCAAGATTTGGTCTATTTCACTGCTGTTGTTGTTGTCATAATTTTCCGCAATTACGACTTCTTGATCAACAACCTTATTACCTCTCCCCGTTACATTCTGTGCTTTTTCAACCCTTGCATTCTGTTCTGTAATTACTTCAGACTTTTTTCGACTTTCAACCGCCCTTGTTTGCTCTGTAATTAAATTTTTAGCATAGCGTACATTTTCATTAAGTTTAGTGTTTTCGGTAGAAAGCCTGATATTACGGGCTTCCATAATTCGAAGTTGACCTTTAAGTTCATCGGCTTGTTTGATTGCTTCTTCAACTTTTGCTGAAGAGACATTGTTCACTTCATCATCGGAAAGATAATTGCTGGTGAGGTCAACAATCTTATCGAGAACGACCTTATGTTCAGCCAAGCGAGGATCGGTTACGATGTCCTTGCGAGCTTGTTCATAGATTTCTTGACCCTTCACTTGAAGGAATTGATCTACCTTATCAACAATGTATTCCTTCATTTCATGAAGTTTCTTGTCGTATTCTTCGTACAGTTCTACTTCAAGAGAATTGTTTTTAGCTCTTTCAGATTTAAGCATCTGATAGGCTTCTTCATATCCTTCTTCCATAGCTTGCTTGTACTCTTCGCCTTGAATTTCAAGACGATTGCGAAGATCGGCAATGATAGAATAAGCTTCTTCATAGCCTTTTTCCGCAGTATTTTCTGATTTGTTTAGTTCGCCAGAGAGATCTGAATATGCTTCTTCAAGCTTTTCATTATACTCTTTTTCGAGACTTACTTTAGCCTGATCTAGCATCTCGCTGATAGCAGAAGATACTTCCTTTACATCGGACTCAGGCAACAATTTCTTGATCGCTTCCATTATCTTTTCCATTAGCCTAACCTCACTTTGCTAGTGTTTCGTTTTAAGAAATAATCAAACAATTTTTGATTTAATACTTTTTGTTTGATCCTCGATTATTCCACCCAAGCAAGCAATTAACGCTTCTTTGCTAACTCTATGTATGCTGCTACTTTCATTTTTAGCAGGTATTTCCATAGAATTATTTATTGGAGCGTAATTTTCTCGCTTGTTATTTACCACCTTCTCCTGAAAGGCAGCGTGTGTGCTTGGATCTGCAACCGCATCAAAAGTTAAGAGTTTATAGCTCTCGCCAATGACAAGGATGCCGTTCTCGTCCACTTTGCCGTTGCCTACGCCACGGCTACTAATTCCGACTCGTACACCATCATTGATAAGTGCTTTGAGGATTCTTCCATGTGGAGTATTAAGAATCTCTCCCTCACCCATGAGGTTATTGCCTTCCCACCACAACTTTGTAATGACATGAGATGCCTTTTCAAAGTGAATGATAGAATCAGTGGGATGGTCAAGTTCGCCAACCAACCCACGAGATTCAATTACTGGCAAAAGTTTCTTTACATTTTCATCGAGGACTCCGTGTGGATACATCCTCTTATTTTTGTTAACAGCTTCGGCTTCTTGGAATTTTCCTCTAAACTTAGTGAGTCCTTTATCGGTGGATTCATTAAGATTTAGAAAGAGTCCTCCATTATTGCAGGAGTCAACAAGTAGCATTTTGTTGTCGCTCATTCATCTCCTTTTATTCAACTGGTTGGGCTATTTCAGCCTTTGGATGCAATGGATTATTGAGGTTTGGCCAAGTATCATTCGACTGGAATGTGCCGATTTCCTCATTATCCTTATCAACACCTTTTTCGCCCTTTAGAGTGAAAGTGAAGGGATCAGGAATGTAAGGGTTACTTAAGGATGGCCAAGTATGGTCACCACCGTCATTACCCAAAGCATTATGAGCCATTTCTTCATCTCCGCCCAAATCCTTTCCATCACTTACAGGTGCATGGTTAACACCATATTCATCCCTTCCATTGAATTTGGAAGGAACTGCATCGGTTTGTTTTGCATTCCAAGCAGTATTTGGATGATCTCCATCAGCGGAAGTATGAACTCCATGATCTTTCCATTCGCCAGAGTTATCAATATTGGCTTCAACTAAATCATTGATATAATCAGCGATTTCTTCAGCCATTTCTAAGGACGGAGATTGAGTTTTGCTTAATACAGCTTCAACATCATACATGAAACTTGCGGTTTCAATCTTAGTTGCTTCGTCACCGATTTCGCTTGCTGTTTTGTGCATTTCATGAAGAGCCTTATAAAGATCTGAGAAAACTCTCATATCAATACTTTCGCTTTCATCAAGTTTTGAAAATAACTTAGTGGCTACATTTTGGAATTCCACATAAGCATCTTTGCATTCTTTGCATTCTGCGGTGATATCAGTTCTAACACCAGCAGCAGTACCAATTTTCTTTACACGATCTGTATATGCACTGTGTGCAGTTCTAAGAATTGCTTCAGCAATAAACTTGCAAGTATCATCATCATAATTTGTGATATTTGCTATTTCGAAAGCTTCAGCGATATTATTAGTCAATTCTTCCTGAGTTAAATAAAGAACTCCGGGGAATTTGCTAACCATGTTTTCTAGAGCTTCTTCAAGGGAAGAATTATCAGATGTGTTGTTATATCGCTTTAATTCAGCGATAGCCTTTACAAATGTCTGATTCTCATTAAGCTTCTTGGCACTACCACGAAGAATTTTGAGATCTGTATCGATTGTTTTCCATTGGAAGGAAAGGATTTTACCTTCGTTCCTTTTTTGTGTATTTGGAATAGCTACAGCAACAATATTTCCTTTATTGTCAGGTTGAATTATAGATTCGGTCAACATATGACCATAATTTTTGTATTCAACATAACCAGATACATTATTGGCTAAATTAGCCCATTCTTTCATATTTTTTACTGCACGAACATAAGTTCTCCAACGAGGATTTTTAGATTTTCCAAGTTTCCTTGCAGCTGTAGCTCGCTTACGACCTAATTCTTTCTTTTTGCTCTTCGAAATTTTTCTCTGACTTAGCTTTCTCATACGAACACGCTTTGCTACTAAGCTGCGTGGTTGTTTCTTGTGGAATAGCTTGCTGCGTTTGCCAGTAGGTTTGGAAACCGATACTTTAAATGCAACTGCTTCGCTAATTTGTTTACGAACATTTGGTAGCGAGAAGTACTCGTCAAATTTATTGTCAGCGATTTCATCCTTGCTTTCGATAATTGCATCCACCATTTCAGAAATAGTTTGTCTTGCACCTTTCTTAGCGGATTCTTCATCGATAACAAGTTCTTGAATGTTTTCAAAAATAACTTGATCATCTTCTAGCTTGTAAATTGCATTGATGAAGTTATCATCAGCGGTTTTGTAGGTAACAGCGTTTTCGGTGAAAGAAAACAACTCAACATCAATGCCGAGAGTTTTACCTAAAATGTCTTCAGCAAGAATAAGTTCTTCTTCAATACGGGTTAAAGAATTTTCTTGCAAATTTTTGAATGCTTCAAAGCTTATAAGTTTTCTTTTCATGTCTCATCAACTCCTGTGCCTGTAAGTTATGATTTATGTAGCACGATTTTCAATGCTGTCATTATGCTATATATTACTCACGCCATAATATTTTAAATCCAATTTTAAAAAATAGATTAACACTATAAAAATTAGATCGACAATATAAAAATAGCATCTATCAACTATATAAGTATGCTTTTGGGATTAAAATTGAGGTAAAAAATGAAAACATTTCAACAATATATTGAAGATGTCGCAATGGATCTTGGTCGTGAAATAGCTGGAAGGGGTCTAAGTGCATCAAAAGGACCAGTACTAGCTCATCTTCTTCGTGCAGTTCGTATTGCAATTGCTGACGACCCAACTTTTGCTCGAAGACTACTGACTTTGTTGCAAAGCGAAGGTCCAGATGTTCAAGGAGAACTAGATAAGTCAAATATGGATGATCTTAATGATTCTGCATTTTTGTCTGGTTTGAGAACGGCTGCAAAATCTGGTTTGAAAACTTCTAAAGATGAACCAGATGTAGTTGCTCCAAACGCTTCTGACATGGCATAATTATTTCTGGAACCAGTATTGATAAGCTTTTTTAAGACTGTCTTCAGTCAATTCAAATTCTGCATTATCAAAAACAACTGAATCTACAGAGCATAGTGGACACAAAGCTGTCTGCCCTGCATCTGTATATTCTTTTACATCAATTGCTTTGAAAATTTTAGTGCAATGATAGCATCCAGCATTCACTGCTACATTTTGTAGATTTTTATTTTTAAAAGCAAAGTGTGCTAATTGTTTAATTGTTATCATATTAACTCATTGTGCTATCATCACGATCTTCATGATCTTGTTCTATTCCATAATTTATAATTTCAAGATTGTACTTTTTCAAATCATTTTCTTCAGCATCTGGAATTTCATCTGTTGCTGTTGTTGGAGGTTCGCCTTCTGGCGGTGGTGTAGTTTCGCCTTCTGCTGGCGGTGGTGTAGTTTCGCCTTCTGCTGGCGGTGGAGCTTCTGCACCAAGATCTGGAGTTGGACCACCAGCTTCAGACCCTATTTCTTTTCCTGCTTCTTCTGGAGTAGGAACACCAACACCTAGCAATTGAGGATTTTGAGACATAATCTGAATTTTTAGATCTTCTAATTTTTGCAATTTAAGTCTGCTCAACATCATAGATGTATCTTCTTCTGAATACATTAAAACTTTTGTATAAATGTCATAATCTGACATTAACAAACCACTTTTTAAAGAACCTGCATTTGTAAGTCTTGCTGTTTTTACTTCGGCTCTTGATAATTCTCTCCAATCTGATGGTGGAGTCATACGAATTTTTAAATCTTTAAACATTTCTTGTGGAAATCCACGAAGTTCAAGATGTCTTTCGCATATATCTAAAATTCCATCTTCAAAATTCGATTGAAGTCTTTCGATCATTCTTGCGAACTTAACATCTTGTGCTGATAATGTAATTCTAGTTGCATTAACATCTTCACTTGAAAAATAACTTTTTGGAAAGTTCAATGAAACAAATAATTTATTTCTAAAATAAACAGCATCATCAATTTCTCCAAGGTTTTGTGCGCCCGGAAGAGTTTCAATTCTACTATTTGCATTTGGACGAACTGGAACCCAATAGTCTTCATCTTGTGCTGGTGGTTGCCATCTTTCTTCTACAAGGTTTGCACCTGTTGTTGCACGATTACCAGCAGTTTTTCTTTTACGAAATTGATCTTTTAATCTTTCCATAAAAGCTTCTGCTTTAAATGGTGGAAGTTGACCGACATCTATATAAAACACTCGTCTCTCGGGCGCACGAGTATTATGGGTCGGTATGCCATTGGCTATGAAATTATGAAGTTCATTTTCAACTGTAATATCAAAAACTTCTTCTTTTCCTACATGTTCTACAGATATTACATTTTCATATTTCGGCAATTCATTTTCAGATATTGTCACAGAATAAGAAATAGTTGACGGCATCTTTCTATTTTTTTCTATGATATGACCACATTTACGATGTCTAGTTTTAAGTTTTCCAGAACACAATCCAATTGAAGACCAAATTTCCTTGATATCTTCAATCAATTTTTGATTACACAATTCAATTGTAGAAAACCATGTTCCCTTTTTTGTTGTTCTTTCACATCCATCTGCATTACAAATTCCTTCGACAAATGCTTTTCTAATATTTTTCGATGCTGTGTGAACCCAATCAGGAATTCTTTTGTTTTTAGCTCCATGGATATATCCCAAAGTGATAAAAGTTTTACAAGCTATTCTAGAATCGACTACATATTTACCTAGTTGTTTATGCTTGCTTCTAGTTTCTTTTTCAAATCTCACTTTTCCAAAATATTTTTTCAATAAATTTGCATAGAATTTATTTTGTCTATCATCCATGCCAGCAGTAAAGTTTAACTGGCATTTATTCTTACTCATTGATCCATCGCCAATCAGAAATCCAAAAAGACGAGCAAAATCTTCATCTACATATTTTGGTAAATCAATTCTTTCTTCATTGTACTGACCTTTACTTACAACAATTAAATTGTCAGGATTAATTTCAAATTTGTCACATATTTCCAAAGCTTTTTCATATGGCAAAGCCTTTCCTTTAGAATACAAAAACTGTTTGACTCTATCCGCTTTAGTGCTACACAATCTCATGATTTGAGATTTATTTGCGTAGGTATTATTACGGAATGATTTTCTTTGGGAATCACTTATCTTTGCCCATTTAGTTCCAAATATTTTTGGGATCTCAACTTCTTTATCATTATTCCTTTGAACATTTATAATCATATCATGTTTTGGAATTAAGTTTTGAATATCAACATATTGAATAATTCCGTTTCTGTTAACCAGAATTGGATGGGTTGCTGTTCCTGTAATTTCCACATGTTTTGTCTTAACTTTATAAACATCTTTAATTCCATTGTTCATAAAGTTTATAACATTGGTAATTATAGTGTTGTTAGATTGATCATAAGAATAAACTTGATCATTTATTTGTAAGTCCTTGATGTATTTATAGCTATTTTCGGTTCTAATTCTTGTATTTCCAACAAGACACAGGCGATATACCACCATTGCATCTTCCATAAGTCTTAATTGATGTGCTGGTCCTCTGGCTGGTTCGATAAGAGATTGTCCGTAAGGATAGAAATTTCTTCGATCATCTCCAATTCTCATATGCAAAATTTGGGATGGTGCAAATCTTATTGCTGTAGATTGGGATAATTCTGCATCACTTTGTTGTGATACATCTCCTCTTGCCAATGCTTGATAGTCTGGACCTTCTTTTGATTGTTGGAATTCAATTAATTTTCCTTTAATTGTTTCGATTCGATACATTGTCTCTGGTGGCAAAGGTATAATTTTATAGATACCCTCAGCTGGTTTATCTGGATTTATAACTATTTCGAAAAATTTGTCACCATGAACAATCATATCTTTGAAGTACACATAACCATATCTGTTAAGATTTAACATTTTTCGATGAAGAAGCAAAAATTCAATTTCTTTTCTAACTTCGTCATTTTTGCATTCAATAGTCATAATATTCCCTGCATCATTCTTTTGGCAATTATGAAGGATTACAGAGTCTGTTGCAAAGCACAAATGTTTCTCAACTGATATATCATAAACATCCATTTCTGGACCTTCGGCTACACTAACAACCTTTCTTACCGTTGCTCTCCTGTGCAATTTTCTAATTTCTTTTAGTGTGAATCCATTCTTTTGAATCATACTATCGATAGTATTCCAATCATGTTCCATTATTTTGGCGATTTGTCTTACTGGAATGTCGCTTCCAATTAGTCTGCAAGCTCTATTTAACTTTTCATATTCGGGAGTTATTTTGCCACTTTTCCAATCATCTACAAATTGTCGTTCATGAATCCATCCTTTATCAAATGAAAATATTCTTGGAAATTGATTCACTCTAAGATTTGTTAAATTTTGATTGGCTGGAATACGATAAAATGGCATTAATTCATCGCCAAATTCAAGTTCTCCGCAAGGAATCCATTCGCCATTTCGTTTTAAAATGCGATGATCTGGTGTTGCGTATATGATTTTTCCATCATCTAGAACAACTTCAACAGTTTTGGCTTTCTTTACAAGTCTTGGAGCAAATGCCCATCCAAGTGTGTAATCTCTTTTTTCTAAGTTGTAGCAATAAACTAAAAATCTTTCATTAGCTTTGTTTTTTGTGAGCCATTCTATAGTTTGGTAGCCATGTGGAGTTGCAATCAATGTATCTCCGCTGACGCATGCTTCATCAGCGAATACGGTCATAGCCATTTCAATTTCTGGTAAATTTCTTAGTCTTTCGTATTCTTTATATCTTGAAGATCGATTACCAAGTGTGGTAGTATCGATCATATCATAGGTTTGACGAAGGTTGATGTAATTACTTGGACCTTGTCCAGCAACTAATTCGCCGCCAGTTTGCAAAGCATCAGCCTGAGAAATCCCTGCACCAGAAAATTTAGAAGAATCTTTTCTTTTTGCTAGTGGGTCTTTTTCTGTGGCGTATGTAAATAGCTTAAAAAAATCTGACCAAAGTGTCATAATATTCCTCTACTTATATTAGTGTGCTTTCTTAGTTATTGTATTATCCAACTTTTTTAGGGCATTTGATGAAAAAAGTTCTATTTATAATGAGTCACATTGGTAGTGGATCTAATGAATTATATGCTTTATTGAATAATGAAACAAGAATCATGGGATTTGAAAAAGATAATATTTATGATACACCATTGAGATTGTTGGGTCTTACTGAAAATAAGCACAAGTTAAATAATTCATCAAGAATATACATGGATCACCTACTGTATAATTATCAATATAGTCTCAAGCCTAATCAATTTTGCCAATTTATATTTTTGGTAAGAGAGCCAGAAGCAACGATTGATTATCTTATAAATCAAAAGATTTATAAAAAAAATGATGCAAAAAGATATTATCTTTACAGAATCAGAAGATTGTGCGAATTAGCAAAAAGAAATCCAAATTCTGTTTTTTTGACACATTCGAATCTTCGTGAGGGAAAAGGTTTAGATTTAATATCAGAATATATTGGATTAAAAACTAAATTGAAATTCAGTCAAGAGTTCATTATCCCATCTGGAAAAAATACTTTACAATTACAAGAATATGAAAATTTATCTAATGCTTATGAGAAATATATTTATTTTGCAAATAAAGTTTGTAACATAATTGTTAAATAGATTATGAAATTTAAAAATTGGTTATCTAAAAAATCTGAAAATTTTAATATTGGCATTTCTGATATTGGACCCGACTCTCATGATATGCTCCCGCCCATGGATAGTGCGGGAGCATTTCAAACAATTGGTGATGATAAACCGCCAGTAAATAAGAAAACAAGATCTGTAAAGAAATGTAATTGTGGAAAAAAGAATCATTTTGGAAAAAGAATATAATTCTTTGGAGCCAGAAAATTTAAATTTTCCATATCAATAACTTTAATTGTTGATGCCAACCATTTATTTGGAATGTGATCCACATCGGCATAAACTGCACAAATCCAACCATCCCATCTGCGGTTAAATTCATCGATTGTCCAAGTTCTTATTTTCAATTCTTTATCGCTATTGTTTATATATTTGATAATTCCTTTTGCTTCATCATAGTGAACCATGACCATAGCATGACCGGGAATACCAAATAATACACCACGCTTTTCTTTCACTACAGCCTTACGGATCAAACTTTTATCAGACAAACTTGTAGTCTGTTCAAATTTGACATTTAAAGCCATAAGCTTTCTTGCTGATCCACTTGGGCTGCTATAACCTTGACATTCGGAATCATTCGTTAGGTTGATAAGTTTTTTTTCTTCAGCATATCTTCCAATACATTCAAGTGATGCCCAAACACATTGAATTCCAGTCTTATTATAGACTCTATCCTTCATAGGAATTGGAACCATTACATTTGAAACATCATCATCTTCATAGCCTTCGAAATTGGCTACTGGATTAGTAATTTTCTCGTGTGAAACTTGAGCAACGCTTTGTAAGTTCGGTGCTTTAGCTACAACCAGAAAACACAATGAAAATGAAAGTATTGTACAGACAGAAATCAGGAAAAAACTTGCTTTTTTAGATTGCATATTCCTCCTTGAAAATTCCTATAAATATATAGGAAAATAGGAGTCTATGTATGCAATCATTACACAATAATATTATCAAATATATATTGATAATGTTACTATTGGTGTAAATTTAAAATTTGTCTTATATTATTTGTAATTTAGAGATCGCCTTGAATAAATTAAGGCGATCTCTTTGCGAATCATTAATCATCGTCTTCATCGTCATCATCCCAATCATCATCGTCATCATCGTCATCATCGTCATCATCGTCATCATCATCGTCATCATCATCGTCATCGTCATCATCATCGTCATCGTCATCATCATCGTCATCCCAATCATCTTCATCGTCATCATCGTCATCTAAATCGTCATCTTCATCTAAATCGTCATCATCTTCATCAAAATCATCATCATCTAAATCATCATCTTCTTCTTCATCATCCCAATCATCATCTTCATCATCTTCATCGTCTTCATTATCGTCATAGTCGTTATCATATTTCCAACTCTCTTTTTCTGAGAATTCTTTTGTATCCCATTCATCATACTGAATGAACAAATTGTTTCTATTTTTTTTATGATTCATATTTGCATCCTTTTATAAAAGACTTCAATACATAATATAAGAGGTTACAATGAAAATTTACAAGGTTTTTTTATTTTTTATGGTTTTTTTATCTGGATGCCAATTTGTTGGTCTTATTAGCCCTATTGTTACGGGAATAATTATCTGGAAAGACGGCAGAGCGCATAAGTATTACGAACTTGAAGTTGATGTTTTATTTAAAGCGGTAAAGAATACTTGTTCTGATTTAGAATTCAAAATAACATCTGAATATAAAACTAAAAATGGATATTATGTCGGAGCAAAAGGAAGAGACAAATTTTCATTCTATATTGAAAAAACAAGAAGTAATATAACTGATTTAAGTTTGCGTATAAATACACTTGGTAATAAATCATATACAGAAATGATAATTCACAAGATTGATGATAATATCAACCTTGTGAATTATGATGATTATAAAACTTCTTTAAAATTAACAGACCTTCCTGTTGATGTTTTGACAGAACACCCTTGATGTATTTGAGCATGATTTTGTATTTATGTAACAACCAAGTTTGGGTGCAGGTGTTGGTTCTGGAGAATTGCATTCGCAATCAACTGTAATTCCTTTTGAACCGCAACCAGCGTTATTTTCGCCCCTCCAAGGTTTTCCATATTCTGGAGATTGTGGATTGCAAGCATTGTTTGGATGACAACGACACATAATTCTTTTTCTAATTAATTTTCCATTTTTTATTTCAAACAACTGATTTTCTTCAGCACCGATGAGATTTTTACTTTGCAATTTATTGACACAAAGAGTTACCATTTCGGTAGTTTCTTTCTCTGTGGTTTCAGTTGCATGAATTAAATTTTTATCTTTATCTAAAATGTAGATTTTAGTGCATGGAATCTCAACAGAAAATGATTCTACATTTCCGGAAAGTGCAGACAAACCATTTGTAAAATTTAAAGTCTTAACTGTTTTTGTTGTCCATACAAATCCGTGATCTGTCATTTCTTGTATAGCATATTCAGATTTATTTTTTATTTCATTGTAATCAATATTACTTAACAATTTTAAACTAGAAATAGGAATATTTCTATTGGCAAAAACTTGAGATAAAACATTTTGATATTTACCAGAATTTTTAGTTCTATCATAATAAAGCATTTGAGCAGCACAAGAACTATAAAATTTAATTGTATTTGCAAATTGACATGCGTATAAAACATATTTCGCAGCAGTATCTCTTGCCAATTTAAGAGCATCAATGGCTCCCATGCCATTTTGTAAGTTTTGTTTGAACATACCAACTAAACATTCATACCAAGCACCAGTCCATACTCTACTGAAATTGTGACACTCATTTGATAATTGAGTATTTGGAGCATCTTCTGGTAAAGATGCTGGATTAACATACTTAAAATTATTTGAAGCATCTCTAAGTGCCAATGCATAAGAAGGATCACTAGAAATGTTAGAAATTGCTTTGCCTAATTCTTCTGCCAATCGTGAAATTATATTAGACTTTGATAAATCATTGGAAGTTTCGCTTAATGCTCTAGTTAAAATTTCATCATATTGCATAATGTTGCATATTGCAACAATATCTCCGAATGATTCATGAAATGCCCAAGCCTCATAAGATTGCGCACTCCACAGATCTGGTCTTAAAATATCTAGAAATGCATGTCCAAATTCATGAGCCACAATATCTGTAGATTCAGATGTATATACCATTTTTTTGGTAATAGGGTCTTTGTCGTAAAAGAATTTGAGTGCTTGTCGATCATAATAGGCATTAAAATCTTTTCCAGCCCTTGGATTTACATTTAAAATACTAACAGCAGCCCACCTCGTAAATGTTTTTTTTGTATCAACTAAAGATATAAGATATTTGGCGACTGTATTGATAGTCACATAACAACCAGCAGCTTCGCCCTGCAATGTGTTTGGTTCATAACCACCACCGACATATCCTGCAATATTCATTTTTAATGAACATGGAGTTGGTGGCAACAAATTTATCAATTGATCCGATGTTGTTGGATCATTTAAAATATATTTAATTTGCTTTATTGCTGGCACTGGTTTTGGTGTCGGCACTGGTTTTGGTGTCGGCACTGGTTTTGGCTTGGGTACTGGCAATTTTTTTGGACTTGGTGTCGCTTCTTTTATTTCTGGAGATGAATTGAATAGATTGATTATTTTTTTAAACCATTGAATCATAATAAACCTCCTTGATATAGATTTTGAAATGGACTAAAATATATATGAGATTATGAATCATAGATAAATTAAATTGGAGATTATCTGACCGAAAATCATGAATAAAGAAAAACTAATACAAGAGCAAAGAACTATAGAAGCCATGAAAAATGGCTATATGGGATTAGAAGGTAAGTTTTCAAATATAGCAAAAAAGTTAGGATACCCAATAATTTCTCAATCTAGTCCAAATTTTCAACAAACATTTGTGGAAGATTTCTATGGGTTCGATGAAGAGCCAGATGAGTTGCCAACTATGGATGAAGATGAAATGTTCAATGAAATTGGACACTCTTTCGATGGGTATAAATTTGGTTGTAATTTAACTGTAAATTTATTTTTTTCAAATATGGAAATTAATGTATCATACAATGGATATGTTGTTTATAAAGAAGTTGCTGGAGAATTGGAAAGATATATTCCAAATGATGAGTGGAGTAAAATTATTGATGATTTGTATGAATCTTCAATTAAAACAGATAAAAAAATGAGGCAAAAACAAGTTGAAGAAAATATAGTTTTGGCAAACAGAAGAAAAAAAGAAATATTGGAGAAATTAAAAACAAAATGGGGAATATAAATTATAAAGAATTAAATGAATGTGGCATCGTAATATATCAAATAGAAAAAGGCTATGGAATTCAAAAAGTATCAACTCCAAAAGACAATCGTTCATTTGATGAGAAATTTTTTGAAAATGAAGATTTTTTAAAAGAATTCATAAATTCTTTGTTTGAAGAAGAAAAAAAAGTTTACAAAGCTATTATAAGATTTGATAGAGGATTGGGTATCGAATACAAAACTATTGAAAATATTCATTGCCAAAACGAAGCAGAAGCAGAAAAAATGGCATTGGAAACCAGTAAATTGTTAAATAACTGTAAGGTTGGGATAGCTGAGATAAAAATACGCAAACAAAATTAATATCAGATGGCATAAATAGAAATAGCCATATTCTTTACAAGAGGGGTATCATGAGCAATAACACTGAAAAATGGACTTTGGAAGACGGAAGGAAAGCCGAGAAGCGTGTACAAGAAAATATAAATCACGCAGATTTAACCAGCGAAAAGGTTGTTGAGCTTCATATGCAAGATGAACGACCACTTAAGCTTAAACAAAGAGTTATTGAAAAAAGCAAGCCAATTATTTATGAACGCAAAATTGAAACAGTAGATGACGCTGGCAATGTTGTGGATGTAAAAATTGAAAGTGCAGAACCAAGAGTTCCTATGCAGCTTGTTGAACACATTTCTGCAGCTAATTCTTTTGCTGCTCAAGGCTGCAAAAAAGTTTGTCATCCTAAAGGATTGACAAAAGAAGATATGATTGAAGCCATAACCATGGCAATTAAATCTGTAAAATCTTCTGATGTTTGCGAATCAAGGATTAGTAGCCTTGGAATCGCAGATCAAATTGCCGAAAAAGTAAATGAAGATTCTAATAACGGTGTAACCAATAAAATTCTTATTGGCGTTATTATTGTTCTTGCCGCTGGTTTGGGATACATGTTATTTGCAATGTAATGATTCTAAACAGATAAAACTAAATTGGGGGAAGCTTCACAACTTCCCCTTTTTTTCTATTCATATCTTTGAAAATAAAGAAATTTTATCAATTCATAAAAAAGTTTCTATCGCAGAATTGGAAGATAGTGCAGAAAATTGGTCTCTGAGAGAATTTTCTTTACGCCTTCCTGATTCCAAAGGTGTTCACATATCCAGCCGAAACATATAACCAGTTGGTGTCTGCCATAATCGTTTGTACTGGTGATGATCTGTCAATGAGATCATTTGTTCCCAATCGACCATCATTTTCTTCATCCCCAATATTGGTTCCCCAAACCCAACATGTTCCATCGTTCTTGATCGCAGCGGAATGATCCTGTCCACCGTCAACCTGCTTCCAATCAGTTCCATATGCAACCGTTTGAACTGGCGAAGATCTATCATCTGTTGTTTCGTCACCTAATTGACCATAGTTGTTTCTTCCCCAAGTCCAGCATGTTCCATCATTCTTGATAGCAAGCATGTGATTGTCGCCACAGGAAATTTGTTTCCAATCGGTTCCGCCAGCGATTGTTTGAACTGGAGAAGATTTGTTGTCTGTTGTTTCATCGCCCAATTGACCATCATTATTCTCGCCCCAAGTCCAACATGTTCCATTGTTCTTTATTGCTGCGGTAAATTTTTCTCCACAAGAAACGGATTTCCAGTCAGTTCCGCCACATATCGTCTGTACTGGTGATGATTTATTTATAATCGTATTGTCGCCAAGTTGACCATAGTCATCACCATCCCCATCACCATTCCTACCCCACATCCAAAGAGTTCCATCGTTCTTTATTGCTGCCGTGTGGTTGCCACCAGACGCAATCTGTTTCCAGTCAGTTCCGCCAGCTATGGTTTGTACTGGTGATGATTTGTCAACAGTTGTTTCATCACCGATTTCCCCATATTCATTATGACCCCAAAGCCATAATGTGCCATCAGTCTTTATCGCAGCACAATGTTCGTAGTAGGTTCCGACCACCATTGTTTTCCAATCAGTTCCGCCAGCAATTGTTTGAACTGGTGATGATTTATCAACAGTTGTGTTATCTCCCAAGCCACCTTGTTCATTTTGACCCCAAGTCCAAAGTGTTCCATCATCTTTCAAACCAGCGATATTGTAGTAGCCACAATTGATTTCAACCCAATTGCTACCACCAGCGATTGTTTGAACTGGAGATGATCTATCACTTGTTGTATTATCAGCAAGTTCTCCGTTACCATTGCTCCCAACGCCCCATACTGTTCCAATAATTGGTGTTACAAGAGGTGCAGGAGGCGTGATCAAGTCACCAGATGTGAGAACATGTGGTATCTGGAAAATTTCATCAGGTTCGGTATTTGTGTCGGTGAAGGTGTAGATGGTCTTTCTGGCTAGATCACCAACCAATGCACCTGCTGGATATTCGATTATCTCGACAATTCTTCCTTCTTCGTCTACGGTTTGTTTCTTGAATGTGTATATGCCAGAAGCACGACCACGCAACAGTTCCCAATCTGCTTTTGGGCTATCTGGATCAAATCCAGCTGCCGTGATGATAGCTGCATCGACCTCATTTTCCGGATCGAGCTTGATAAGATGGTTGTTCGCTGGTTCGTAATTAAAACGATTCGCTATTGTGTCTCTCTCGAAGTAGCTTGGAAGTTCGGCTACATTGGCTTTCTTGTTGAATTTTAAGGCAGATTCCGCAGATGAATTCAACACATACATTTTAATGATTTGTTTGGCTCTTTGAGTCTTTGATGTAATAAGAACATGACTTGCGTTAAAATTCTTTA